CATCGTTGGTTAATTTTTAGCATGTTCATTCCATCTATCATTTTCAGATTTATAATCAATTTTAGGATATGTCCAATGTCCAAAAACTTTATAGTGTCCATTATCTTTTAACTCAAAACTATAGTGTTTATCTTCAACACTTCTAATTAGATGTTTATCTAAAAACTCCATTACTTTTTTCATATTATCAATATTGATTTAGGTTAATGGAAATTCTACTGGGTGCAATTTATAAATATTTCCGTCTATTTCTATTATTCCACCGTTGTTTTTTGATAGAAATCCTATTATTTCTCTTTCTGCGTCACCATAATTGTTGTAAATTTTTTTAAAATCATAACAACGTCTCCAAGCAAAAAAACTTTTTTCAAATATTTGATATTCTATTTTTCCATTTCCGCTATAAGCATGGATTCTTTTAATAATTTTATACATATAATTTATTTTTTTTTATTGGTGTTGATTCCATATTGATTTTAGTTTTTCTTTTCTATGTTTTCTTAGTCTTGCTGATAATCTTCCATATACATGAAATGATAGATTTATTATTGGGGAATGATTGTGTTCTTTTATGTATACGTCTACATATGTTGATTCTTTTTGATTAATTATATTAATTGTATCATCACACACTACTGAGTATTGATATATTATTTTTGATTCGGTGTATTGTCGTAAAAGTTGAGCAATTTCACATCTTATATAAAAATGATTATAGCAGTATGAATCATCTAAACATTTTTCTATATCTGTTTTAATTTTTTGTATCATAATATTCTTTTAATAATTTATTTTTATCTATTTGTACCACACCAATTTCTTCACAAACAATTCCACCTGCTAAATTTGCTATTTTTGCTATTTCTTCTATATTCATATCATCTATTAGCATTGCTAAAATGGAACAAACCGTATCTCCAGCACCAGACACATCTACAACATCTCTCGCTGTTCCTGGTATGATTTTATTAATAGTTTTGCTACCTTTTTTATATGATATGAAAATTCCATCTTCAGAAAGAGTTACAAAAACAATATCTATTCCTCTTTTGTGTAGTATTTTAGAACCATTTATAAGAAACTCTTCACGGCTATTTGCACTTATATTGATACTATCTTTGAATTCTTTAAAATTTGGCTTAAATAGTTTCACTTTATTATAAGAGTGAAAATTCTTTTTCTTTGGATCGACTATAATTGGAATATTTAAAATATTTGCTTTATTTGATATTATACTAATTATATAATCATTTAACACACCTTTATCATAATCTTGAAATAATACGCAATCAATTGTTTCATTATCAAGAACGTTTTCTATCATTGATAATAGTTTAGCTTCATCTTTACCTAATTCTGATTTGATCTCTTCATCAATACGTAACATTTGACGATTATTTCCAATAATTCTTATTTTGTTTGTAGTTGTTCTGTTTTGAGATTGATATATGCTGTCTGTTGAAATATTTATTTCTTTTAACAATGAGATGATTGTGTCTCCTTTATCATCTTTGCCGAGAATTGAACATATTATGGGTGTACCACCAAGTTTTATTATATTTGCTGCAACATTTGCAGTTCCACCTAACTTGTTTAGTTTACCGCTAACATCTATAATTGGAACAGGTGCTTCTGGCGATATTCTATCAACATTTCCAAATATGTATGAATCTAACATTATGTCGCCAACAATCAATATCTTCTTATTTCTAAATAATTCCATTATAAACTTTCATTTGTAATTTTATATTAAAAATCAAAATAAAAGTTTACAATGAATAAAATAATTGTTATGCTGTTCCTAAAATATTTAAAGCGTTTTTATAATATTTTGTCCTTTCGGATATACCATTCTGTCCACCATTTACCGCATATGTTATACCTTGTATATCTTTAGTAGCGATGCAGCCAGCTAAATTTGCTCTCATTTTTTTAGTTTTCTTGTTTTGATTTCTATACCACCAATACGCAGCTGATATAGATGCCCAGGATGGCATTTCTAAAAGTTCTGGATTTGTCACAAAGTCTACTCCTAAACTTTTAGATAAATCCGCATAGTTCGATTTTCCAGTAGTTTGAATTAGTCCCCTACCACAATATTTAGCACCATCACCAGTTTTTGTGTTACCTAAATCTTTTCTACCATCATATCTTTTAAAATATGCTGGTCCACCAAGTTCTTTTGTATATAATAAGTTTCCACTTTCTAATGCAATTTGTGATATAAATGCACTCACTTGTAAATTTTTGTATGTTTTTATTACTTGCTTGTGGTATTATTTTCTTTAATTGTGGTTCTGTTATAATATAGTTTCCGTCAAATTTTAACTCTTCTCCGTTTATTTTAAAGTCTGACATTTCTAGATTATTTGACCATGAGCTATCTGTTGTTGTAACAACACAATCAGAATTACCATTCATTGTTGGATTACCATTATCTTTTGGTGTATAATTAGAACCATTATAATCATTAGATGTTGAAGTAGTGTCTTGATTGTTGTTATCGTCTATGGTATACACTATTGTCATTGTAATTTTACTTTTTTGATATTTTTCGCATAGTTGTGTAACTCTAGCAGATGTTGCTGAACTATTTTTTAATGTGTTATTATTCGTATCTAGATTTCCAACAAGCAAACAGCCTTTTGTGTGTTCAGGTTTATTTCCTACATGTATTCGAATTCCATCAAAAAACGCCACTTTGTTAACTAACGGTAATCTACCAGTTGGTGCAACATTTCTTGGTAATCCAGTTGTTCCAATAGTTAATGGATATATACCATATGGTATTGCTGTTTGACCATATACTTTTTTATCTTTTTTCAAGTCTCTAACAACATCTTCCAATGTGTCGCAAAAAAATACATCATTAACATACAATTTACCTAATGTTCTATCTTTTAAAAATTTATATCTTAAAACTTTAAACACTGCACTATTGCTAGATGTTAGAGGAATATCACCTTCGTCTGGAATAGAACCTACCCCACCAGTTGGTAAAGAATCTGATATTTCTCCACATGCAGCAGATGATTGTGCGTTTATTAAATTTCTTAGTTCAGGAGTAATATCAGCCTCAGGTATAGTTAAATCTGAATCATGTTGATATGGTGATGTTTCTCTACTAAGATTATCAACATTTCTATTGTCCACAAGTTTAACATTTTTTGATAGAAAGTCAGGTCTAAGAGATTGATATTGACTACACAAAAGGTTTAGTTTAGGTCTCATAACACTTGCGCCACTACTATCAACCAGAGCAAACGGACTTGATAGTTCATCTATAAATTGATCTAGCCATTCAAAAAATCTAGTACCAAGAACAGCATCTTGATCAGCGGATTTGCTACCTAAATTTAATTTTTGTTTATTGTCTTTTAATTCTAGATTTATAGCAGATCTACTTACTGTCATTTTATTAAAATAATAATCTAATGTTAGTTCAGTATTATCAGAGAATATTTGAGTTCTATCATCTAGTGTTAATGCATTAAAATTTACATATTCATCGTCACTTAAACTAGTTAATTTATTTTGTAAATTTACATTATAATTCTCTGAATAAATATAGTATGGTGAATATAAGTCATCGGAGAAAAATAATACATTAACCAGTTTACCAATTGCTGGTACTTGAAACTCTTTACCCGCTAAACTACCCAAAGGATATGCATATGGAATATCTTCTGTTAATAATGTGTGATATAATGTTTGTATTCTTACTTTTATTCTACCTTTTCTGTTGGGGTCTTTATTATCTTCTACTACTCCAACATAGAAATCTCTTGCTAGTTCCATATTTATTATTTATTTAAAAATTTGTAGCTTGTCTGGCGCTACTTTCCAAATCATTCAATAATCCAGATGCTAATTGTTTACCAAAATTTTCTACACTCGCTCTATCATTAGAATTTGGTAGATATACATTATCGGGTTCTATTTTGTTGAATGTTGCTGCCGTTCTAAACTGGCTCAATAAACTATTTACTGCACTACCTCTAACTTCTCTTAATTTGGTTTCTAAATTGTTCATATAGTTTAATCCAGTATTTGTAACAGTTTGTCCAGCTTTTGTTAATAATTGATTTGCGAAGCCTTTTGATGCTGGAACACTTGTTTGTTTTATTCTATCTATATCATTAAAATAATCTTGAACACTACCAATATCTTGAGATACACCATATTCTGATATTAAATTCTTATCCCATGGGTGTATAGAATAACTATTTTTAGATTTAGAATTTTCACTATAAGCTGTTGCTATTAAAGGAAAATCACTAGTTCTGGTAACAGATTTATATATTATATCAAAAGTTAAGGATTGTGGTGTGGTATTTGATGATACACCATATCCACCTATTTCTAATTCGTTGCCATAATTTCTACTTTCAAAAAAATTAAAACTGCAATCGTTTAAAGTATATAATATTTTTGATTTTGGTGATATTGTGTTCTCATATCCATCAATTAAGCTATCATTGGGTTGTGGTATCTGAAAATTTCTCATATCATTAATTTTAATTATCATATTAAATCTAAGAACATTATCTGGAAACATATATCTTTGATTTTTGTAACTATATGTTACATTATTATATAATTCAGATAGATAATAAGCTATCATTGATACATCTTCATTTAATGTTATTGTAATTTTATCTTCACCATATTTTATTATTCTTTTGTTTAGATTGTCTAATCCTACTATTTTTGTAATATAATATGATTTGTTTTTTTGATTTCTATTTGAATTTTGTTGTAGAGTAGTCTCAAATATTTTAAAGAAAACATTTTTAAATTCTCTCCACATACTAATTCTATCATTATATGTGTTATCTATTATTTGATATTTATTATAAAAATATAGTAAACTGTTATATTTTGTATTATCCTCTGAGAAAAAAGGGGAATCCTCATCAAAATATATCTCAAAAGATGGTATAAACGGATCTTCATAGAAAAAATCACTATTTCTAAATCCAAATTCTGAATATAATGATCTTTTAAATGTATCAGTATCTGAATCATATTCTTTTTGAATAGCTTTACCGTCCATTTGTTTTTGGCTATCATCATACCAAAATTCTTCTCTTTTAGCATCTTGAGTGTGATAAGGATCGTATGCATCAAGATTCTTGTTTTCTAAACCAAATACTTGTTTAAATAACCCTTTATTTATATTTAATGAATTAGCTAAGGCTTCAGCAGCACTATCTTGCGCATATCCTTTTATATATCTTGCGCTATTAGAGTTTGGTGTTTTTAGTACATTTGAAAAATCGCCTGTGGAAATAGCATTAGATAATTCATTTCCGTCTATAATATTTCTGAAACTTAATGGCATATTTTTAATTATTTTTTATTTTGTTTAGTTGATAAATCATGTTTTTCGTCAGAATTTGCACCATAATTTAAATTTAAATCTCTTCTCATAAGTGTTACCTCTTGTTCAACACCACCACTTCTTTTATATAAATAATTTATACCTGTAACAAACCAAAATCCAGATAATTTTTTATTTACATTATCTAATGATGATACTTTATTAGCATCGCTAGAAAGTAAGTTTTTTTCATTATATATTTCAACTCGTAGATTTTGAAATCTTTTTATTGAAAAATTTATTTGATCTAATGTTACAATCATTTTCATTTTTTCTAATCCATCCAAATTATATTTATTTGTAATTTTGGCTAGCACATAGTTTTTATGTACATTGTTGTCAGAATCAACTTTACCAATAAAATATTCATCATTTACATTTTCACTATATAACATAGAGTTTCTATCTAACAATTCTTGTAATGGACTTCCTAATTTTTCTTGATCTGCTTTAAACTCCTTAATATATTGCTTTGTTATAGTATTTGTGCTTTTATCATACCATGTTGCTTCCATTTTATAAAATATTTCTAAATTTACTTTAAATGCTTGATTGTCAATATTATATTTGCTAAAATATTGGTTGGTTGTATTAAATGCTTTATTGTTGGTTAGATATAATAATGTTGCATTTTCTGTATCATCATTTTCTATTTGTTTATTTGTTACTGGATGTGTTTCAGTTTTCATAAAATTGTTCAATTCTAATTGAACATCAATATAATTTAAATTATAATAAAAATCAATAAAAGTCCACACAAAAGACTCATCTGAAATATAAGAATATCTAGTAACATCTTTTATAAATTCTTTATATGTATCACCAGGGTTTATCCATTTCATATCATCGTTGCTGTTATCAACGTTTGATGCAAATCCTAATCCCATTTCTACTGCAATATCTTTTATTATATTGTAGCTAGTACCTTTTCTCATTTCATAATTTGAAAAATGTAAATCATCAACATCTAAAATTCCTTTTATTAAAAATTTTAGATTACCACGTTCGTCAATTTTAGATGTTTCAAATTCTGCAACTCTAAAATCCATTCTTATTGGCATAACTAATTCAGATTGTGCTTTTATGAATATGCTTATAATTGTGTCATGATCGAAAGGATATAAATCATTAAATAATACTCCCTTCGAGTCATCACAATAAAGTTCTATTTCTGGTATAAATTGACTGTTATGTAATTTTATATAAATAACATCACTTGGTGGAATTGTTGTACCATTTATTGTAGGATTAGAAGGATCATTTACCTTACTTATAAATATAAGTGGTGTATAATTAAGTGATTGTACAAATATGTTTGATGATTTGTTGTCATTTAATTGAAAAGATAATTCTTTTGTTTTTATTTTTGCGTTTTCTATAACTGTTATCATATGTCTTTATTTATTGAAAGGAATTTATTATTTGTACTTTATTGTCTTTGCTAACTTTAACTTGCTTCAATGAAGATGGTTTAATTGTTGGTGATAATCCTTGTTCACTGTTTTGTTTATCTTTATTTGGTTGTGTTGAATTAATAAGTGAAATTCTTGTCTGCTCTAATTGTGACAATATTTCATCTTTTGTATATAATTTTGTTAGAAATTCTACTTGACAGAAATAAATATATTGACCTTCTTTAACGGTATACGGATTGATAATATCGTTTAACACCATTAACTCCTCAACGTAATTTGCCGTTCCGTATATGTGCTCTGAAATTCTATCTAATCTCATTTCATATTCTCTCGGAACAATATATATCTTAAGTGGTATAGTCTGATCATTAACTATATTTTTTTGAAATAAATCAAAAAGATCATCTTGATTGTTATCTCTAACAATTTTGCTGTTTGAATCACCATCAAATGATACTATATTCATATTGTATATTTTTATTTTTATGCATTATTTTGACCTCTTAGTGTGTTTAGTATTTGTGTGTTTTGTTCTGCCGTACCTTTATAATTTTGTATACCTAGATTCGCTGCCATTTTCTTTCTTGCGCCATAAGAATAATCTTGATTTTTTGATGCTAAATAGTTTACAATTGATGGATCATTTGTGTTACCATTTACACCTGGATTTTTGTCTGACGAACTTACAACGCTTGTTTTTGTACCTACTGTACCTGTTGTGTCTGCTGTTGTATTTTCTTCGTTTTTGTTTTTTTCCGCTTTCATAGGTGTTGGTGGTGTAATACTAGACGACGATGAGTATGTTCTTCTATATGTATTATTAAACATTCTCATTAATTCCTGTTTACCTAGTGCTCTTGAAAATTTACATGTAAATTTTGCTGTTAATCTTTGTGGCATATCGTTAAATCCCATCTCATTGCTTGTTTCAACTGTTGATGATTCTATAATAATATGATTAGTGTTTAAACAAGGAGAA